GTCGTCTACCAGGTCAACGGCGTTGAGTACGCCTACTTCCCCAACTGGTCCAAGCATCAGCGCATCTCCAAGCCGCAGCCGAGCATCCTTCCTGTTCCGCCACCGCGCACGGAGTCATTCCCGAATACGTCGCGGAACGATTCCGCACTCAGTCGCGGAACGATTCCGCACTCAGTCGCGGAACAGGAGCGGAATGACTCCGCAGACGACCGCGATCCTCGCGCGCGGGCGGTTGGAGACAGGAGACAGGAGACAGGAGTTCCGCCTACGGCGGGCGCGGACAAGCCGCGCCAGCCCGATCCAGCCGCCGGGCCCGAACGGGCCAAGAACATCGGCGATGTCGTTGGAGCCTTCATCGACGGGGCGACAGCATCGGGTCAGCCGCGGCCTAGCTCGAGCATCGTCGCCCGCATCGGCAAGCAGGCACGGCAGCTGCTGGCCGAGGGTTACGACGTGGAAGCCCTCATCAAGTCGGCGCACACCATGGGCGCGGGCGAATGGAACGACCTTGCCGTCCAGGTGCGCAAAGACGCCGCAGCCGCCAACGGCAACGGCCCTAAGCGCGGCCACCAGCCCTACCAGAACCCGGCCGACGACTCGGTTTACGAGGAGAAACTCTGATGTCCACCCCCCCCGAGCTTTACGACGTCTCGACACGCGAGGGATTCCTCCGCCGCGCTGTCGAGATGACCGACCGGCGGATCCCGCCGCGGTTCCGCCGTGCCTCCGCCAGCCATCCCGACGTCGCGGCATGGTGCGAGTCGTTCGGCCCTGACTCCCCGTCGCTGCTGATCCTCGGGCTCACCGGGACGGGCAAGACTCACCAGGCGTTCGGCGCGATACGCACCCTCGCCGCAAAGGGCATCACCACCGGCTGGCACGCGGACACCGCGCCGGGCCTGCTGGCCAGCCTGCGGCCCCGTGAAGGCACCGACACCGAAGCCGAGTACCGCAAGATCGCCGCTGTCCCGCTGCTGCTGCTCGATGACCTCGGCACCGCCAAGGCCAGCGAGTGGACCGAGGAGATCCTGTACCGGCTGGTCAACGACCGGTACACGGCGATGCTGCCCGGCCTGTTCACGTCCAACATCCCCGCGCCGCAGCTCCGCGGCGCCCTCGGTGATCGTGTCGCATCGCGCCTCCGCGAAATGTGCCGGCAGGTCTCGCTTCGCGGTCTGGACAGGCGACAGGAGCCGGCGTCATGAGCGCGCTCGCCCTGGAAATGCCCGCCGATTCCTCGTTGCCGCTGCGGCCCTACCAGGCCCAGGCACTCGACGCCATCAACGGAGCTCACGCCCGCGGCGTCACCCGCCAGCTCGTCGTCCTGCCAACAGGGTCGGGTAAAACGGTTGTCTTCTCCAGCCTCGTCAGCCGCCGTTCTGGCCGGGCGCTGATCCTGGCCCACCGCGACGAGCTGATCCAGCAGGCGGCGCAGAAGCTCGCGGTCGTCAGCGGGTCACTCGACATCGGGATCGTCAAGGCCCGCCAGGATGACCGCGATGCCAGGGTGGTCGTCGCGTCCGTGCAGACCCTGGCCCAGCCTGGCCGCGTCGAGCGGCTGGGAGACTTTTCGACGGTCATCGTCGACGAGGCTCACCATGCCGTCGCCAGCACGTACATGGACGTCCTGGACCGGCTCGGCTGCATGGGTGAGTCCGGCCCGCTGACCGCTGGCTTCACCGCCACCGCCGGGCGCAGTGACAAGGTGGCGCTCGGCGCGGTCTGGCAGGAGGTCACCTACCAGCGCGGCATCATCCAGATGATCGCCGAGGGCTACCTCTGCGACATCCGCGCGATGCAGATCGGCACGGATTTCGACCTCGGCAACGTCCAGGTGCGGGCGGGGGACTATACCGACTCATCGATCGGCGCTGAGCTCGAGCGGTCCGACGCGCTCGGCGCGGCGGTGAAGGCGTACCGCGAGCACGCGGCAGGGCGCCTCACCGTCGCGTTCACCCCGACGATCGCCACCGCGCACGCCCTCGCGGAGAAGCTGAGGGCGGCCGGCGTCCCGGCCGAGGCCGTGAGCGGCAAGACGCCGACCGATGAACGACGGGCGATCCTGGCCCGGCTGCACCGCGGCGAGACGCGCGTGGTCGCCAACGCCCAGGTGCTCACCGAGGGCTGGGATGAGCCGGCCGTGTCGTGCGCGCTGATGCTGCGCCCCACCAAGTCGGCGCCGGCCTTCGTCCAGATGGCCGGCCGCATCCTCCGGTCGTTCGTCGGCAAGGACGACGCGCTCCTGCTGGACCTGACGGACTCCGCCGAGCTCGGCCTGGCGACGATCGCCACCCTCGCGGGACTGCCGCCCGGTTCGGTCAAGAAAGGCCAGTCGCTGCTCGACGCGGCCGAGGATCAGGCGGGAATCGAGAAGCAGAAGATCGCCGTCGCCGCGGTCCGCACCCGGCACGTGGACCTGCTGCGGCGCAGCGAGCTCCGCTGGCTCGAGGCCGAGGGCGGATGGGTGCTCTCCGCGGGCGCCGATCAGGTGATGCTCCTGGTGCCCGCGCCGGGCGACGGGACCGAGGACGCCTGGACCGTCTGGCGGAAGGCCAAGGGCTGCCTGCCGACGCTGGAGTCCGGCAAGCCGCTGACGCTCGACTGGGCCCGCGGGGTCGGCGAGGAAGTCGCCCGCGCCCAGGGCGGCGTCCTGGCCCGCGCGGCTGCCCCGTGGCGCGACCGGGAGGCAACGCCGGCGCAGGCCGCCGCGCTCGAGCGCATGGGCTACGCGGACAGGCTTCCCGGCCTGACCCGCGGCGGCGCAGCCGACCTGATGACCGCGCACTACGCGGCGAAAGACATCCGCAAGCTACGGAAGGCCGCACGATGACCGATGACGAGGACTTCGCCAGCATGCCCCGCGACATCGCCGCCGAGCAGGCCGTGCTCGGCTCGATGCTGCTGTCTCCGGTCGCCCTCGCTGAATGCCTGGAGATCCTCGGCCCGGACGACATGGTTCGGCCGGCGCACAAGGAGATCCTCGCGGCGATCGCTGCCCTGTCTGGCCGCGGAGTGGACGCCGACGTGATCACGCTCAAGGCTGAGCTCGAGCGGCGCGGGTCGATCTCGAAAGTCGGCCGCGCGGATTACCTGCACACCCTGATCGCGGCGGTGCCGTCCGCGGCGATGGCCGCGCACTACGCCGAGCGGGTCCGGGAGTGCGCGGTCAGGTGGCGGATCGCTGAGGCCAGCGAGCACATCAAGCAGGCCGCTCTTACCGGCGCTGCCGACCTGGCCGACCGGATTGACCGGGTGTACCGGATCATCGACGAGGCCGCGGGGATCGTCGCGCCGCAGGGCGCCCGCAGTCTCGCCGACCTGATCGGCCCGTTCCTTATCGGCCTGGAGAAGGGCCCAGGGGAAGTCCGGGCTGTCAAGTCCGGATGGTCCGACCTCGACAGGCTCGTTCCCGGTTTCCGTCCCGGTGAGATGGTCACCATCGGAGGCCGCCCGTCCATGGGCAAGTCCGTAGTCATGCTTAATATCGCCGTCCGCGCCGGCGTCACGTTCGGCCTCCCTGTACTGGTCTGCACCATGGAAATGTCATCGGACGAGTGCATCGAGCGCATCCTTGCCTTCCAGGCCACCGTCGACCTGCGGAAGATCCGCGCCCGGCTGCTGGACGAGTCCGACTGGGACCGCATCGCGGCCACGCACCCGCACCTGACCGCCGCGGGGAACCTGATGATTGACGACAACCCGTACATGAGCGTGCAGTCGATCCGCTCCAACCTGCGCGCTATGGCCAGGGCCGGGCACCCGGCTGAGCTCGTCGTCGTCGACTACCTCGGGCTGATGGGCAAGCAGAAGGGGAAGGCCGAGAGCCGGGAGCGGGAAGTGTCGGAGTTCTCCCGCGGACTGAAGCTGCTGGCCAAGGAGTTCAAGGTGCCTGTCATCGTCGGCAGCCAGCTCAACCGCGGCCCCGAGATGCGCTCGGACCATCACCCGCTGCCCGCCGACCTGCGCGACTCGGGTTCTGTCGAGCAGGACTCGGACATCGTGATCCTGCTGTACAGGGAGGACGTCTACGAGCAGGAGACGGCCAGGGCAGGCGAGATTGATCTCATCGTCGCGAAGAACAGGCAGGGCGCGCTCGGCACGGCAACGCTGGCGTTCCGCGGCCACCACGCGATGGTTGACGAAATGTGGCGCCCCGACGATGACGAGCAGCAGGAGCGGGGAGTGGCGTGACCGACTACACCGCGCAGGTTGCCGGGTACCTGGCTTACTGCCGCCGTGCCGCGGCCGAGCTCAAAGCCGCCGGGTCGTCGCTCGATCCGCGATATAACCCGACCGAGGCGGGCTGCCTCAAGCAAGTCCCTCATCGCGGCGACCCTGCCGAAGCCAAGGCGATCCGGCAGGCGTTCCGCGACCTGACTGAGCAACCCGCCGAACCCGCCGCATGACCCCCGACAAACCCCCCGAAGCGAGGAACCGAATGAGCACCACCGAAGAGACCCCGGCCATGACCGCCGAGGATCACGTCCGAGAGGCCCAGCGCTACGCAGCCTCCGCCGGGGAAGATCCCGCTATCTACACCCGCTCAGTGGACCTCCAGGCCGCGCAGGTCCATGCGACACTAGCGCAAACCCTGAAGGCCGCCGAACTGGTGCCGCTGATGGCTAAGATCGCGGACTGGATTGCCTCTGGCGAGCCGGACGGGAAAGTGGCCGAGGCTCCGGAGACCACCCCATGACCTCCGGTACCGCCCCGGAGGGGGCCATCGGCGAGCCCGGGGAGCCCTGCGCCGCGCACTGCGGATACGTCAGCAGCGGCCTGGACCTGTGGCTGCACCAGACGCACGAGCACCGGCGCTGCCCGCACTGCGGGAACGGGCCTGCCGGCGTGAGCGCGGTGAGCCACGAGCCGGACTGCCCGCGCCTCCATCCGGGCTACGTCTACCCGGGCCCGGCCCCGGCCGAGTTTGAGGACCAGGGCGACGACGATGAGCACTGAGCAGCCGGAAGCCCCGGCCCTCCCTGGAGTGACCCGGCACCGCAAGTCCGAGCGGAGGCAGCGATCGGTACTCGTCTCCGTCCGCTTGCTGCCGCACGAGCTTGAGATTGTGCAAGCACTTGCCTGTGCCGCCGGCATGGAGTACTCGGTGTCTGGCTACCTCCGCAAGACGGCCCTGGATCAGGCCGCCACCTACGAGCCCGCAGGCGAGGAGAAGGCCCCGGCTGTTCCCCCGCCTCCCGTCGCTGCGTCTTTTGACCGTGAGTCCCTCGGCCGCATCGTCCACGAGCAGCGTCTCGCCTGTGAAGCCGAACGGGCCGCACTGGAAGGCCGGGAGAGATTCAGGCTGGGGCCGTGGGAGCGCCGCACCTACGAGCAGCAGGAGACGGACATGCGCACGGGTGAGGCTGTAGCAGCAGCCGAGCGGGCGCGGATCGCGGCCCGCATGGACGAGCTGGCCGCGAACTACCCCGTGGACGTGTTCCCTCCGGACTCCGATGTGCGCGACGGGATCAGCGGGACCGCGATGCGTCACGCCTACTCGAACGCGGCGCGGGAAATCCGGGAGGCCGACCGTGGCTGAGACCCCGAATCCCGGCAGCGACGAGGCCCTGGACATGGGCTGCCGCTGCGCCGTTTTGGACAACTGCCATGGCCGGTTCGCCCCCATTCCGGGCGACAACTGGTACATCACTGTCGGCTGCCCTGTGCATTGCCCAGCGGAGGACCCATCATGACCATTCACCAGCTCAAGGTGCCCTGCTTCACTCTCGACCCGAGCCCGTACGCCGACGACGACTACGGCATCCCGCACTACGCCACCGAGCCTGAGGCGGCCAAGGCACTGGCCGACCTCCGCGAGGAACGCGCCCTGTACCCAGAGGACCCTTCCACGCTGAACGGCGTCCGGGTCAAGCCGGAAGACGGCCCGTGCTGGGTCGCCGACTGCGACGTTCCAGGCTGCGAGGAGAGGTACAACGACGATGAGTCCGGCACCAGTCACTTCGAGACCGCCGCCATCCTCGAGGAATGGATCAGGACTGACGGCTGGACGACGGACGGGCCCGACCTCGCTTTCTGCTGGACGGACAGCCCGGAAGGTTCCGCTCCGCCGCCAACCCCCGCCGAACTTGAGGCAGCCGGGCAGCTAAGGCTTATCCTGTGACCACCGCCGTTGTGGTCCGGCCCCACAATCTGGCCCGCTACAAGAACGGGCCCGATGAGCACGGCACCCCGGGCCGGGGCTGCCGCTGCCCTGAGTGCGGGCAGGCGAACCGCGACTACCAGACCCGCCGGGCCCGCCTCATCGCGTATGGCCAGTGGGACGTCCTGACCGACGCGACGGGGACACGGCGCCGCATCCAGGCCCTGACGCGCTGCGGCTGGTCGGTGAGCCTGCTGGCCGCGCGGCTCGGCCAGCCCCGGCAGGTGCTCCGCGCCAAGCTCCATGTCCGCGGCCGGGTCACCCCGGCGACCGCCGCTGCGGTCCGCGCGCTGTATGACGACCTGTGGGACCGCCCGCCACCGGAGGGGACGAGGTTCGAGAGACGCGCCGCGACGATGGCCCGCCGGTACGCGACCGAACGCGGATGGGTTCCCCCGCTGGCCTGGGATGAGGACGCGATCGACGA